TGCTTCTTAATTTCAATTTATAGGGTATCTTATTATTAGATACCCTTTTTTTTATACCCATGTATCATTCAACAAAGAAAAAAAAGAAGAAAATGAAAGGTGGAAGAGACTCCCTTAAAATGAAAAAGAAAGGCTATTAAAAATGGAAGAAGGAAGAAAGTCTTTACAAATTAAAGCATCAAAAAATAAACAGACTCCTAGCTCATGGTTTGTTAAACAATTAAAAAAGAAGTATGACAATCCTAAAGAAGTTAGCAAATTTGGTATCATCTCTAAAGGTAGAAAAGCTAGAGAAGATGCCTATAAACAATTAAACCAGTATTAATTAAGAGGTACTTATGGCTGTAGCTGCAACAACAGAATTAGAAAGCATTAACATTATGTTGGCTGCTATAGGCGAAGCTCCTATCAACAGTCTTACAGGTACACTTCCTGTTGATGCTCGACTAGCACAATCAACCCTTACAGAAGTAAGTAAAGAAGTTCAATCGGAAGGGTGGTCTTTTAATACTGAAATAGATGTAACTCTTACTAGAGATGTATCTAATCACATATCTCTTTCAACAAGTGTTTTAAGAGTTGATCCTAATATTCATCAACATCCTACGATAGATGCAATACAAAGATCTTTAAAACTGTATGACAGGTTAAATAATAAATATGAATTTGATGAAGATCTTATTTGTACTATTGTTTACTTTAGAGATTTTAATGAGATTACAGAACCTGCTAGGCGATATATAACAATAAAAGCTGCTCGTATTTTTGTTGATAGATTAGTTAGTGATGATGGATTAAGAACTTATACACAACAAGATGAAACTAGAGCAAGAGCTATCTTGATGGAGACAGACTTAGCTAATGGAGATCATAATGTTCTTAGAGGAGATCCTTCTTTAACAAGTGTCTTTGATACTTATTCACCTTCTAGTGCTTTGATTAGGTAACAATGGGTTTAATATCAAGAGCTATACCAACTTTACTAAGGGGTATATCACAAGCTTCAGATGCAACTAAGCAAGATGACCATGCTGACTTACAAGACAATGCTGATAGTAATCCTGTCTTAGGTCTTACAAAAAGATCAGGTCTTGAATATGTATCAACTATTTCTAATACAACTTTAGGTAATGTACATATTCATACTATTAACAGAGATGTAAACAGAAGATTTATTTCTGTTTTTAGTAATGGAAATGTAAGAGTTTTTGAGTTAGATGGAACAGAAAGAACGGTACAAAAACCTGATGGCACAACATATTTAAATACAACAAATCCTAGAGATGATATAAAAACTGTTACTATTGCAGACTTTACTTTTGTTGTTAATAAAAGTGTAGTAACTGCAATGGATACCAGCACTTTATCCAGTGGAAATATTACACAGGCCATAATTTTTGTAAGTCAAGTATCAAATAGCACGACATATTCAGTCACGATTGATGGAGTAACAGTTTCTGACAATACAGCTAATGATTCAACTTTAAGTACAACACAAGTCGCAACTGATCTAAGAACAGGTTTAGCTGCTGGTTTAACAGGATTTACATTTCAACAAAATGGTCCTGTTGTTCATGTAAAAAAAACAGATGGATCTGATTTTTCTATAGATGGAAATGACACACAAGGTAATCAAGATTTAGTAATAGTAAAAAATAGTATTCAAAGATTTTCTGACTTACCAACAGTTTCACCTCATGGTTATGTAGTGGAAATAAATGGAGATGATACAACAGATTTTGATAATTATTACGTTAAGTTTGTTGCTAACAACAGCACCACTACAGGTACGTTAGAAGAAGGGCATTGGGAAGAATGTGCTGAATCAGGTATTCCTTTTAAATTTAATTACGACACAATGCCACATATTCTTATAAGGCAAAGTGATGGTGATTTTAGATTTGCAAGAGTTGATGGTGATTCATTTACAGATCTAAGTACTGCTGGAACTTACAGTCAATCAGGAACTACTGTTACTGTAACTTCTGCTAATCATGGATTATCAAGTAGTGATTCAGTACAATTTGATTTTGTTTCTGGCAACGCTGTTGATGGTACTTTTACAGTAACGGTCACAAATGCAAATACGTTTACGTTTACAGCAGCAGGTTCTTTAACAACAACTGGTAATGTAGCCTTTGGTAAAGTAAACAATTCAACCTTACCTAAATGGGGAGAAAGAACTGTAGGTGATATTGTTTCTGCACCTGATCCTTCATTTATTGGTAAGACTATAAATAATGTATTTTTTTATAGAAGCAGACTAGGAGTATTAGCTGATGATAATGTCATACTTACAACAGTATCTGAGTTCTTTCAATTCTTTAGAGAAACAGTTTTAACTATTGTTGATAGCGATCCTATAGATGTATCAGCTTCACATACAAAAGTATCAATATTAAAACACGCTGTACCAATGGCAGAACAATTAATATTATTTTCTGACCAGACACAATTTGTTCTTACATCATCATCTGTTCTTACTCTTACACCTAAAACGGCTACGGTTGTAGTTGCAACAGAATTTGAAAGTAGTGATGCAGCAGCACCTGTAGCTTCTGGTAATAGTATTTATTATCTAACTAAGAAAGGAACTTTTGCTGGTGTAAGAGAATATATTACACAAGAAGATTTAACAATAAGAGAAGCAGCTAATATAACTGTTCATGTTCCAAGATTAATTCCAGTAAATATATTTAAGTTAGCTATCTCAACAAGTGAAGATGTTTTACTTTGTCTAGGAACTGATAATCCTAATCAATTATTTGTTAACAGATGGTTGTTTGGTCCTCAAGGAACAAAAATTCTTAACTCTTGGTCTACTTACACAATTAATTCAAATAGAACCATACTTAATGCAGATTTTATTGGTACTGATTTATTTTTAGTAATACAAGAAGCTAATGGTACAACTATTGAAAAGATACCATTTGAAGCAGATGTAAAAGAAGCTAATGCAACTTTTAAATTCTGCCTAGATCATAAAGTTACTGAAGCCACTACAGGCGTATCAGTAGCTTACAACGCTACTACTGATGTTTCTACGTTTACTGTTCCTTATAGATTAAGAGCAAATATGAATGTAGTTGGTAGATATTTAGCCAGCGGGGAAACAAGTACATTTGTTGATACGCAAGGTAATACGAAAACTTTAAAACCAGGTAGGCTTATCCCTACGTCAAATTCTACTGATGGATCAACATCTACTATTACAGCTAGTGGTGATTTTAGAAATAGTAAATTTATTATTGGTGAACCATACGAAATGCACTATAGGTTTAGTCAAAGGAGATTGAGTCAAGGAGGACAAGGCAGGGATGAAATTTTAAGTGGTAGATTGCAACTACATCATTTTTATATAAAGTTTGAAGATACAGGGTTTTTTAAAGTAGAAGTCACTCCAGAAAATAGAAGTACATCTACACATAAATTTACTGGTCGTTTTCTTGGTTTAACTTCTTCTACATTAGGAAACATAACTTTAGAGTCAGGTACATTTAAAGTGCCAATAATGTCAAGAGCAGATAGAGTAGATATAGATGTAAAGAATGACACATTCTTACCTACACAACTGGCAAGTGCTGAATATGAAGCTATGTTTCATTTAAGATCTAGACGTAGTTAATGGGTTATTTAAGAAAAGCTAATTTAAAAGATCTTAATTATGTATGTGAAAACATGAGAGAAATGGATCGTCTTGAAGCTGTATATCAAACAGGACAAGAGCCAGCAGATGCCTTACGTCTTACATATCTAGCAGGGGAACAAGTCTTAACAATAGCTGGTGATGACGATCAACCTATGGGCTTATGTGGAGTTATTAGAGATGGTTGTATATGGATGATATGTACTGATGAATTATTTACTAATAAAAAATATAAAATACAACTTGTAAGAAAAGGTAGAAAATGGGTAGATAGCCTATTGAAAAATTACAAAATCCTATATAATTTTGTATATGCAGAGAACGATTCTGCTATTAAGTGGTTAAAAGCTCTTGGGTTTACATTTGTTAACTATCACGAAAAATATGGAGAGCAAGAAAAACCCTTTTATGAATTTCTGAGGATAGCCTAAATGTGTTCAGTACCAGCTATGGTAGTAGGTTCGACAGGGTTAAACCTGTTTTCGGGTCTTGCTATGCGTGGTGCTGCCAAAGAAAATGCTAGACAAACATATAAAATGGGATTACGAGCAAACCAATCAGCAGAAGAGTCATTTGGTAATCAACAATCAGCTTTAGGATTTAGACAAAGAGAAAATCAAGCAATAGCAGCACAACAAAAATTAGCAAAAACAATACAAGGATTGCAAGCAAGAGGAACTGCAAGAACAAGTGGTATAACAGGTATAACTGCTAGATTGATATTAGCGGATTCAGAAAGACAAACAGCTAATGCAAGAGAAGCTATAAATCAAACCTTAGAATCACAAACTCGTCAGTACAGAAGAAATGTACAAGGTCTTGTAGCAGAACGAGACAGTAGACGTAATCAAATACAAAGTCAGATAAATCAAGCATATAATCAGATACCTTCTTTAAGTTCAGTTATCTTGGGAGCAGCTTCCCAAGGACTTTCTACCTTTGGATCAGTTTATGGTAATCCAAAATTTAGCTAATGACTAACAGTTTTCAAAGTACAGCTTTTCAATCTGCTACAAGCCCTGTAGATACTTTTGTGCAACCTGTAACTGTGCAACCTAAAAGTGGTGCAGAGGAATTAGCTGAAATATTGCAAGCAGTAAATCCAGGTCTACAAGCATTTATTGGACAAAAGATAGAAGATAAAGCTGAAGAAGAATTTGAAAGAGGAATGGAAATAGCTATAGAACAATCTAAAAAAAATTTAAAAAATACACTAACAAATATTAGAAAAGATGAAGGTGACGAAGCAGTTAGGCAGTTAATAGGTGGAAGTTTTCTTGCAAAAGCAGGGTATGAAAAACAAAAAGCTATTTTAGCAGGTGACAGTGTAAGTAGAAAAATAAAAACTTTTCATAATACTTATACTGTACAGCAAATAAAAAACGGTCAAGAGATTTCAATTCCAATAAGTCATTTTGATGTTGGATCGCCAGAGTATCAAACTTTTTTAGATGAAGCTGCAAGTTATGAAACCGAAAAATTAGAAGGTATTAGAAAAAGTTATTTAAATAAATATTTTTTACCAAAACAAGCTTCAGCTTTAGAAAAAATTACAGAAGATCAAATTAAAAATTTTAATGAATTTAGCTACCAAAGAACAAAAAACCAAGCATTACCAACAATATTTAATAATTTAGAAACTTATATTGATGGTGACAAAGAAACAGCTTTAGCCAATGTAAATGAATATATAGAAGATAATGTAACGCTTGGTTTAGCTAGTGATAAAAATATAAAATTTTTTGATTCTCTACTTGATATTGGTAAAAGTTCAATTACAAGATTGTATGACACAACTGGTAAAATTTCTGATATTGATAGTGCTATAGAGATGATAGGTGACATAAATTATGGACCAAATGGTACATCAAAATTTAAAAATCATCCTAAATTTGAAACAACCTTTTTAAAGTTAAAAGATTCATTAGCTGACTCAAAAGATAAAAATGATAAAAGAGAATTAGAAAAAATTAAAGCTGCTGAAGATCAAACAATAGAAAAAATTCTTGAAAAATACCCAAATGATGTAGAACGTGCTAATGCTTTGTTAGATTTCTTTCCTTTTAGAAAAAAGAAAGTTTTAGAAACAATAGAAATATTTGAAACAGATAGAAGTTCTAGATATCAAGATCTACAATTAGATGTAGGATCAGGTTTATATGCTAATAGACCTGATGAAGCTTTAGAAGAATTAAAAGAAATTTGGGATAGTCATGGTGGTACTGCTACACAAGAAGATGAAGATAATTATGAGAGAACATTTTCTGTAATTCAAAATTTTAAAAAAGCTGCACCTGTTAATTACAACACACGAATTAGTAAAGCAGTTAACCAAGCTAATACATTTTTAGGCGGTAAATATGATGAATATGGTTATACTTTTGAGGACAATACTAAAGGTATGCAAGCAATAGAATTAGAAAACGAATTTACCAGAAACGTAATAGATCAGATACAAAACACAACAGGTTTATCAAATGAAGAAAAAGAGAATAAATTTAGAATTTTAAAAGATGCTTATATTGCAGAAGCACAAAGAATTGGATCAGGCAAAACAGAAAAAGAAGTTGTAAAAGAACAAGAAATTCAAGCTTTATCAGATGATTCTGGGTTATCTATAGACCAAATAAAACAAATATTAAGTGAAGAAGGAATGGAAACAGTAATTGGACCTAACAATATGACAGAAACAAATACAGAAGAAATAAACACAGATAATGAACCTGGTGGATCTGGTAAAAGTTTTTTTGAAATTATTGGGAGAAAAGATGATTTACCTCAAATAGAATCAAGAGTTATACAAGAACTAACAAGTATGGGAGGTGTAACAAGAGAAAATAGAAATAAGTTAATTGAACAAGTAATAGAAGAAAAAGAAAAAATGAACGTAACCAATATTGCAGGTAAATCACAAGCAGATTCTATAATTAAATTTTTACAAACAGGTGAATATGGTTTTGGTTTTGGCGGTCCTAAAACATATGAACCTTTAAAACTATTAGTAGATTCAAATAATTTAGAAGCTAGTGGTTTTAGCGATGACGATACACCAACTACTGTCACTGTTGAAGCAGGCGACACATTAGGTGAATTAGCAGAACAGTTTGGTGTACCATTACAAGCTTTTATGGAAGCAAACAATATAACTAATGCAGATTTAATAAGAGCAGGTCAAGAATTGGTTGTGCCAATGGTTGATATGAGATCAAATGAATCATTACCAATGCAAAATATGTTACCAGAATCAGAATTAAACGAATTAAGACAACAGATAAAAGTACAAACAGATAATGACCAACCTTTAACAAAACAACAAATAAACAAAATACTAATTAATGCAGGGTTTACACAAGAACAGGCAAAAGTAATGACAGCTATAGCTATGGCTGAATCAGCTAACAGAGCAAATGCTTTTTATGGTGGTACAGAAGAAGAGCCAGAAGAATCTTATGGTTTATTTCAAATAAATATGTTTAACTACAAAGGTATGGAGTTAGGAAATGATAGAAGACCTAAACTAGGTATAGACAATAACAACGCTTTATATGATCCTGTACTTAATGCTATAGCTGCTAAATTAGTGTTTGATGAAACACAAGCACAAAGAGGTAATGGCTATTTAGCTTGGGGGGTTTACTCTAAAGACGGTAAAACAGAAGACCCAAACGCTAGATACAAACAATTTCTTGATTAACAATGACAGACTCTAACTTACAAAATACAGTACCAGAAGGTGCTTTTGGCATTGGATCTAAAAAAACTGATGATTTTACAAAAAACGAAAAACTAAGAAATACAGGTGTAAAAGACGTACCAAAAATGATTTTGGATAGTCTTAAAAATCAAACAGGAGCAACTGTTCTTCCACAGCAAATTACTGAGAAAGCTATTGAAAAAGCTACTATTGATGGTGAAGATGTTAAAACAGCAGCTAAGATTGCAATCGGTACTGCAACTGGTGTACCTGCCTTTGTAAACGGTATAGCTGACACAGGTAAAGGAATATATGATTACACAAGGGGTAAGCCTTATAAAGAAACAAATATATTTGATATAAGTTCTATAGAAGAACAATATGCAGGTGATACTGCTTATGAATTACCAAAAGTATTTGTACAGTTTTTAATACCTTTTGGAGCTATTGGAAAAGGCTCAAAAGCTATTGGCATTACCAGTAATCTAGTAAAAGCTAAAAAAGCAAAAGTTGCATTTAATGTTTTAAAAAATCCAATACAAGCAGGGGTAGCAGAAACTTTAGCTTTTAAACCAACTGAAAACAATTTTTATAATTTATTTGATCCTTTAGTAGCAAAGTTTCCTAATTTATCTAATCCCATATATGAATATTTAAGAGCAGATGAACAAACTGAAGATTTTAATTTTGCTGATAGAAAATTAAGACAATTTTTAGGTGCAACTTTAAATCCTGTTGATATTGCTTTAACAGGTAAAGAATTAACTACTGGGATAAAAACTTTAAAAACATCAGAAAAAATTATTTCTAATTTGAAAAGTCAATTAGATGCAGTAAAAGCAGATAAAAAATTAAAAGATACGATAGTAAATGAATTAGACAGAAGAGATGGTTTTACACTGCAAAAAACTCTTCCAAGTAATGCTGACGATCTTGATGTAACTACAATAAAAAAAGTAAATAATATTAAGGATAATAAAAAGTATAAACGTACTTCAAAAAAAAGAAAATTTAATAATAAACCTGGCGGTGATCCTAATATTACACCAAATCAAATTAATCCAGAGCAAGTTGCTAATTCACAAAGAAATGCTGAATTTACTTTTAGTAGAGCAAGAGTTATTAAAGAAGAAGGAACTTATTCTGCTGTTAAAAGTAGACAAGACACTGTAGCAGGTGCAATTAAACTATTAGCTGATACACCAAAATTAAGACAGTATGCAGAAGCTTATGCTGCGATGTATAACGAAGTTCCTACTGATGAATTGACATATGCACTGGCTGAAAAGATTACATATGCAACACAACAAATAGCAGAAACAAATCAAAAATTAATTAATTCTATACAGGTTATTAAAGATCCAAAAATAATTGAACAAGATGTTTTAGAAATTACAGATAATCTTTTAGAACTTGATGATTGGTTACGTCTTGGTATTCCATTAAGAACAGAACCTGCTAGAGCTTTAAGTTCAATGCAAATCCCTACAACAGGATTGTCACCAGAACAGTTAGCAAACTTATCACCTGCTGAAAGGTTTAAAATGACTAGATTAAATCAAACAGACATAGTAATGTCTTCTGATGATTTACAACTAAGAGGTGAACAATTAAGAGAGTTGTTATTACGAAATTTAGAAGAAGGTAAAGCTACAGGAGATTTTTCAAAATTAAATAAACTTACAAACGTAATAAAAAGAACTGAAGGTAAAGTTGAAAAATTAGAAAATTTATATAAAACAGGTTTAATGCATCGAATCTTAGACAAAGTTGACCCTGCTGTAAGACTTTTTAATGAGATAAGAATAAATGCTATGTTATCTGGGCCTGGCACACAAGAAATAAACCTTATATCAGGAGTATTAGAAACATTTCAAAGTTCTTTTGAATTAGCTTTAGGTGCTACTAATAAAACTGAATTTGATGCTGCAATGGCACACATGACTGCATTAATAAGCGATTTTAATTTTTCATCTAAAGCATGGAAACAATCTTGGAACTTAGAAGATAATTTTGTAAATCCAGGTTCTTTGAAAACAGATTATAGCGATAGATTTGCTGTTTCAATGGAAGGGGATTCAACAACAGCAAAATGGGTAAATAGAGCAGGTAAAGCTATAAGAATACCAAGCAGATTAATGACAGCTAATGATGCTCTTATACAAAGCAGAAACATTATAAGTTCTGCTCATTTTGAAGCTTACATGGAAGCTAGTAAAAAAGGATTAAAAGGTCAATCTAGAACAGATTTTATTACAGAAAATGTTAAGGCAGTAATAGATACTTTTTCAACTGGCAGCACAAAAGGTCTTACTAGAACTCAATCAAAAATTTTAAAATATGCAAAAGAATTTGGTAGAAGATCAACTTATACAGAAGACATTAGAACTGATGGTTTAATGATTGGTAAGACTGCAAAAGTTTTAAATAGTTTTGCAAATCAAGTACCTATAGCAAGAACATATATGTCTTTTGTTAGAACACCAAATAATATTTTTAAAAGGCAAGCAAGAAGAACTCCACTGTTAAATAATCTTATGGGAGAACTTGCTAATGATTTAAATAGTCTTGACCCAATAGTCAGGCAACAAGCTAGAGGACAATTACGATTTAGTAAAGGAGCAGGTCTTATATTTTTAGGATTGGCATATAACAAACTAAATGAAGATGCAGATGTTCATTTAACAGGTGGTGGTCCTAATTTATTTACACCAGATGGCAGAGTTGAATTTAAAAAGAAATGGGATAACAAGTGGAGGCCATATAGCATTGGATATGCAAAGAAAGATGCAGATGGTAATTACATATATGGTGAAGATGGTAAAAAAATGTTTGATTATTATTCTTATCAAAGATTAGATCCATTATCAGGTTGGATTGGTTTGATGACTGATTTCACAAGAATTACAGGTTATTTAACTCAAGGAGAAACAGACGAATTTATTACAAAATATTTATATGCTTTTAGTCGTAATATCTTTGACCGTTCTTACTTATCAGACTTGAGAGATTTTGCAATATTTTCAAGTGATCCAGCAAGAGGTCGTAGTCACTTTGCTGATATATTAACTGGTGTTGTTCCTAATTTAGTGGTTCAAGGAAATAGATTACCAGGAGATATTGCTGACATGAGAGGTGTACCCAAAGAAGAATCAGAAATACTTGATGTAAGACGAGATACTGAAGTTAGAGCAGGGGATGAATTGTTTGGAATAAAAGCCAAAGATAATCAAATAATTAAAGAATTAAGAGAAATGTTAAATAAGTTTTCTGAAAGAGTGCCAGGCTATAGCATGAATTTACCTCCTTCACGACAGCATATAACTGATGATTTTAAAACATTTCCAGAAAAGGTTGGTCCAGATTTGATAAGTTGGATTGGCAAAAGCGAAACTAAAAATTATAAAATATTAACAGTTTTAGGAGATTTAGGAAAAACATTACCAGAACCTTCTGACGTTATTGTTGGTAGTTCAAAAGGTTCAAAAATTGAACCAGTACCATTAAATACAAATCAATATCAAGAAGTTCAAAAAATAATAAACAATCAAAAGTTAATTGATGGGTTAACATTAAAACAAGCTTTAGATAAATATATGGAAACAGATTATTTTAAAAACAATTATGACATAGTAAAAAGAGTTGGTCGTGATAATGCAGAAATAGCTATTAGCAGAATTATGAATGGCAAACCAGGAGATAGAGGTGTTTTAGGATTAGGGCTTAGAGGTATAAATAGTTTTTATATAGAAAAAGGTCAGGATCTTTGGTTAAAAGAACAAGGCGATGAATTTTTAGACAAACGAGTTGAAATATTAAATGAAACAAAGGATAATTATAGAAAACAGTATGACCAGACTTTATCCGAGTCTGATTCTACATTTTAATTAATCATGGCTACTAACACTACTGCATCTTTTACAAACCACACAGGCAATGGTACTGCTGGTCCGTTTAGTATTTCTTTTTCTTACTTATCAGAAGCTGAAGTTGACGTATTTGTTGGTGGTGTTTTAAAAACCATTACTACACACTACACATTTACAAGTGCAACTCAGATTACCTTTACTTCTGGTAATGAACCTGCTAATGGTGCTGTAATTAAAATTCAAAGAGATACAAATATAGGTGCAAAAAAAGTAGATTTTAATGATGGTAGTGTTCTTACAGAATCAGATCTTGATACACAAAACGATCAATTATTATTTGGTTTACAAGAGCTATCAGATGAATATCTAAGAAGAGATGGATCGCAATCTGTAACTGGTAATATTGTATTTGAAGGAAGTACTGATGATAATAACGAAACAACTTTAGCTATAACAAATCCTACTGCTGATAGAACAATAACTTTACCTGATAGATCAGGAACTGTAATTACATCAGGAGATACAGGTACAGTCACCTCAACAATGATTGAGGATGGAACTATCGTAAATGCTGATGTAAATGCAAGTGCAGCTATAGCTGGTACAAAAATTTCTCCTGATTTCGGTAGTCAAAATATTGTTACTTCTGGGACTGTTGATGGTAGAGATGTATCTGTTGATGGTGCAAAATTAGATGGTATTGAAACTGGTGCAACAGCAGATCAAACAGCAGCAGAAATTAGAACATTAGTAGATAACGCTACTGATAGTAATGTATTTACTGATGCAGACCATACAAAGCTTAATGGTATAGAAACTGGAGCTACTGCAGATCAGACAGATGCAGAGATAAGAACTGCTGTTGAAAATGCAACAGATAGTAATGTCTTTACAGATGCAGATCATACTAAATTAAATGGCATAGAAACTGGAGCTACTGCTGACCAAACAAACTCAGAAATAAAGACAGCATATGAAGCAAATTCAAATACTAACGCTTTTACAGATGCAGAAAAAACTAAGCTTAGTAATTTAGGTTCTTTAAATGCTTTATCTGATGTAAACACAGCAGGTGTACAAGATGGAAAAATACTTAAATATCAAGCATCAAGTAGTAGTTTTATAATCGCTGATGATAGTGGTGGATCTCAAGGTGCTACTACATTTACAGGATTATCAGATACCCCTGCAAACTTTGGTAATGCTGCAAATAAAACATTAAAAGTAAACTCTAGTGGTAATGCTGTTGAGTTTGTTGATGTATCTACAGATATTGTAAATGACACCACGCCACAGCTAGGTGGTAACTTAGATGTCCAGGCAAATGAAATTAATACAAGCACAACTAATGGCAATATTAAATTAAATCCAAATGGCACAGGTGTTGTTGAAGTCAAAGGTGATGGAAGTAGTGCTGATGGAACTTTACAACTTAACTGCTCACAAAATACTCATGGTGTAAAAATTAAATCACCAGCCCATAGTGCAGGTGCAAGCTATTCACTTACCTTACCTGTTGACATACAAAATGGTGGTAGATTAAAAACAGATACTAACGGTGTACTTAGTTGGGATACTAACAATTATC